CATTGACCCGTATGCCGATACAGACTACGTCAACGTAGGTTATAAGGGTACTAACCCATATGACGCAGGTGTCTTCTACTGCCCATACGTACCGCTGACTATGGTCCGCGCCGTGGGTGAAGATACATTCCAGCCGAAGATTGGCTTTAAGACTCGTTACGGCATGGCATCGAACCCATTCGTTGGTTCGGCTCCTGCAAACGGTCTGGCCTCTGCACGTACTAACCAGTACTACAGAATCTTCCGCGTGGACAACATCCTCACATAATAAAAATCAAAATACAACTGAGGCGGCTTCGGCCGCCTCTTTTTTTATCTAAATTCGTATAAATAGATACATGGCAGATCTAACTACAAATTTAAATTACTTACAACCAACCTCCTATAAGTTGGTTATCGATCGCGACAATTATCCTAACTTAGAATATTTCGCGCAGACGGTAACACATCCTGGCATGATTCTTAATCCGTCGGAGGTACCGTTTAGAAAAATTGCAGGTGTACCTATCGTTGGTGGTACACTTACATTCAACGAGCTGAGTTGTAATATTATTCTCGATGAAGACATGACAGCATACAATGAGATGTACTCATGGATTCGTAGAGTAGTAGATAATGTTCCAGTGAAAGCTATAGATAGAACAAGTACTCAAGCACCAACGTACTCGGATATTACACTATCTATTTTGTCAAGTCATAACAATCAGACAAAGACAGTCAGGTATTTTGAATGTTGTCCGGTAGCACTTGGCGATATTAACTTTGAGTCAACAGCAACAGGCACAGAGTTTATTACCTTTGCGGTGTCGTTTAGATTTACGTATTTTGAGTTTGAATGAGGTTGATATATAATACTATATGATGGAGCTATATAATGATTGAACTTGAAAAGATCCTCGAAGAGTGGAGAGAGGATTGCGCAATTGATAACATGAGATTAGACGAAACGTCTCGCAATACACCACTACTTCACGCAAAATATCTTGAATTGCTATCGCAGTCAAAGCTCAGACTCAAGCGAGCTGAGTTAAAGCAAAAGTCTTTGCTCAAGGATAAGTGGCTGTGGTATAATGGAAAGATGTCTCAGGAAGAGGTGGTCGAAAAAGGTTGGGATCCTGATCCTTTCAATGGTCTGAAGATTATGAAGGGTGATATGGAACACTATTACGACTCAGATCCTGAGATACAAAAATCAGAAGAACTTATTGAATATTGGAAGACTGTGGTGGCTACTCTTACGGAAATAGTAGATACCATTAAGTGGCGACATCAAACGATAGGTAATATTATTAAATGGAAGCAATTCGAGTCCGGAAATTAAATCACGCGAATCTTCATATTGATTGCGACTATGCTGCTGCGCAGGAACTAAATGAATTCTTTAGTTTCTATGTACCAGGCTATAAGTTCATGCCGGCATATCGCAGAAGAGTATGGGATGGAAAGATCCGTCTGTTTGACCAGAGATCTGGTGAACTACCGGCCGGACTCATCTATCATTTGATTCAATTCTGTTTGACTCGTGGTTATGACGTTGAACCTATTCGCACAGCCTATGGAATGCCACATGCGGAGGATAAAGTAGAAGCAAAGGAAATCATTCGATTTGTAGAAAAAATGAATTTGCCTTTTAAGCTTCGTGACTATCAGTTTCTTGCGGTAATGGAAGGACTACGTAAGAGGAGAGCAGTGCTGGTATCTCCTACTGGTTCAGGTAAATCACTTATCATCTATACGCTTCTATCATATTTTCTTGGTGTATTACGCGGTGATAGCGAACAGAGAGTGCTAGTTATCGTACCAACGACGTCGCTCGTAGAACAGATGACTTCTGACTTTGAGAGTTATGGCTGTCCGGATAAGCTTATACATAAAATATATTCTGGTAAGGAAAAGGATCCGGGTGCACCGATTGTGGTATCCACTTGGCAATCTATCTACAAACTACCACGTGCATGGTTCGAACAGTTTGGTATGGTAATTGGCGATGAGTGCCACGGATTTAAATCAAAGTCACTTATGCAGATTATGAACAAAGCAACAGAAGCAGAATATCGCTTTGGAACAACAGGAACACTAGATGGGACGCAAACACATGAGCTTGTACTTCAGGGTTTATTTGGGAAAATATTTAATGTCACCACTACGAAAGCTCTACAGGATAATGACACCCTGGCTCAACTGGACATCAAGAGAATCGTTCTTGATTATGGGGAAGAAGAGCGACGGAACTTTGGTAAGAAAACGTATCAGGAGGAAATTGAATGGATCGTGGGTAATGAGAGACGAAACAAATTTGTGACTAATCTTGCCTGTGATCAGAAAGGTAATACTCTTGTACTTTTCAACTATGTGGAGAAGCATGGTAAACCTTTATTCGAAAGTATAAATAATAAAGTAGAAGAAAATAGAAAAGTCTTCTTTGTATCTGGCCAGGTTGCAACGTCAGACAGAGAAGCTATTAGAGGAATAGTGGAGAAGCAGAACAATGCTATCATTGTCGCTAGTCTTGGTACTTTTAGTACTGGTATTAATATTAGGAACCTACATAACATTATCTTTGCAAGTCCATCAAAGTCTCAAATTCGCGTTCTCCAATCAATTGGGCGAGGATTACGCAAGAGTGACAACGATGAACCGACGACACTTTACGACGTAATAGATAATTTAGGAAACAATTTTGCAATGGCACATTCTGAAGAAAGACTCAGAATTTACCAAAAAGAAAAATTTAACAATAAAACGTACGAAGTATCAATATGAGATCACCAGCAATCAAACAGTTCAAGCTTACTAATGATGATGAAATAATCTGTGAAGTCTTGGAATGGGATACAGATGAGAATGCTGCTATGGTCATGCGCGCGCCTTTACGGATCATCCAAGGTGTAGACGCCGAACGTGGTATTCGATTCTTTGCTTTTCGTCCTTGGATGGGATTTGCGGAAGATCCTGAATTGTTGCATACTGTCAATGCCTCTCATATTATTGGTGAAGTTACGCCGTCTGATGCTTTGCTTAGGCACTATGGCGCTACGATTAAAAAGATGCTCAAGTATCAGACTATGAAGAAAACAGATTTCGACATGGACGAACTTGGCGAAATGGATGAAGACGAGTTGGAAGAGTATATTCAATATCACCTCAATCAAAATGAAGAAGAACCCGACGAAGATCTAGGGGAAAACGTCGTTAAATTTAAGAAGCCCAAGGATACTATGCACTAGTAGTATTCCCCGCTCCCCAAACTACAGTTTATTATACCATAAAAAGTTAATTGTGTACACTACTTTTTTTCGCATTCAATGCAAAAGAAAATGGTATACAAATCAAGCAAGATTTGGTATAATAGAACAATATTGAAGGAGATATATTATGGCACGACAAAGACGAGCTAGCATACATTACGTTAACAATGCTGACTTTTCTCAAGCCGTGGTTGATTATGTCACAGTGGTTGATGAAGCCAAAAAGAACAAAACCGAAATTCCAAAAGTACCTGACTACATTGCACAGTGTTTCCTACGAATCGCTGAGGGTTTGTCTCACAAAGCCAATTTTATTCGCTACACATATCGCGAAGAGATGGTCATGGATGCGGTGGAGAATTGCTTAAAGGCTATCAATAACTACGACATTTCAGCAGCTACGAGAACTGGCAAACCAAATGCATTCGCTTACTTTACACAGATTACATGGTATGCATTTCTACGTAGAATCGCAAAAGAAAAAAAGCAGCAGGATATTAAACTTAACTATCTTACAAACTCAGGCATTGAGAACTTCCTTACAGCGGAAGAAGGTGGTGAACTGAGTAATTACGTTGTAGGACAGTTTGTAGATACATTAAAAGATCGAATAGATAAAGTAAGGTCGTTTGATAACGACGTAAAAGAATACGCGAAAAAAGAAAAGGTTAAGAGGAAACGTAAAGTTTCTGTTGATTCTGACCTGACGGAGTTTATGCATGAGTAGAACTTTTATTACGACAGTAATTGAAGACGGTGAAGATCTGGTACTTCCATTTCCAGACACTCTTATGGAAGAGATGAATTGGAAGGCTGGTGATGTTTTAGAATGGACTGCACACGAAGACTATGCGACTATTAGAAAAGTCGAAGATCCTACTGCAGTAATGCGAGCTTTAGAAGGACAACATGAAATTAGCAGTACTCAATGACACGCACTGCGGTATTCGTAACTCTTCCGAAATCTTTCTCAAAAATTCATCAGACTTTTATTCAAAGGTCTTTTTTCCTGAATGTGAGAAACGAGGCGTCACGCAAATCGTACACCTCGGGGATTATTACGACCATCGTAAGTACGTAAACTTTAAAGCCCTCAATCATAATCGTAAGGTATTCCTTAACGAGATTCGTAAGCGTGGTATGTCTATGGATATTATTCCTGGCAATCACGATAC